ACAATCAAAGAAAGCCATACCAGTTATCTTTTTGTAATTAGCGTTTAGCCAATTTAAAGCACAACGACCATCAGTAAAGATTACACCTTCAGCAACGATTATATCATTATCCTGTATTAAATTAAACGGTTTCATAGTGCTAACTTCGCTGGTTTTTGACGTTTCTGAACTTTAAGAGCTTGTCGCTTTGCGCGATCTAACAATGCTTTGTTTGCTCTCTGTGTAAAGTTGATTCCTTCAAGGTGATCCATCTCATGGAGAAAACATCGAGCTGTCATTCCTACAAATTGTTGGGTAGTTGTTTCTCCAAATGCATTCGTAAAACGAGCTTTAACAAACATAGGACGCTTGATCTTTACATACATAAATGGATATGAAAGGCATCCTTCATCTAGATTAACTTCCTCAGGAGAAACTTCGATTATACGCGGGTTATAGCATACTATAGCTTCTTCTGCTCGCATCACGAACACTCTCCATGGAAGTCCTACTTGATTTGCTGATAGCCCCATGCCTGAGTTATGATTCATGGTTGCTATCAAGCAATTAGCCAGATAAACGGGAGGTAAAGGAGGATTCTCGAAATCAAACCGTTTAGTAGGTTCAAATAGAATAGGATGAGTATTTGGTACTAAAGGTAGTATGTCGTGAGTCAGTAATGTTTCTTCTGTCATGTTTTATCTCAATATCATGCAGCAATACGGCTGAAATTTTTATGTTTTTCGAATTTAATCACGGAATGGAACTTATCATAGAGCGCATCACCTTTATGACTAATGATGAATACATTCGTATCAGATGCCAAGGATTGCAAGATCTTTAAGAATTCTTCTGTTCCCGAATTATCAAGTGAAGAATCAAAAATTTCATCCATTATAAGCAAATTAGTACTAGCGCTATTGCGCAACTTTGATATGGCTCTCCAAGTAAATAGTAGTGCCAAATCGATACGTAGTTTTTCGCCTTCTGAAAAAGATTGGTAACTAAATTCATCTCTAAACCTCGATTTAATTTTCTCTTCAAAGCTCTCATTAAGTTCAAAATTAACAAAAAAGTCCATCGTCGCTAAATATTTATTGATCAATTTGTTCATTACTGGAATATACTGCTTGATGATCTTGGTCTTGATGCCAGTATCTTTCAATAGATTAGCAGCGATATCATGCAATAACTTCTGTTCGACTAAGTGATTCTTTTTGCTAATGTTCTCTGTTAATTCTGCTGATAATACTTCTAGTTGGTTGCCATCAACGTCAATCTTAGACGTCTGTGATTCAATCGACTTAATACTATTAACGTGTGATTGCATGATATTTTCAATCAATCGGATCTGATGGATATATTCATCTATTCCATGATTATTGGCATCAATCTCTGCTTGTATTTCTTCAATCTCTCGCATACGATCATAGCACTTACTCTTTTCTTCTTTGAGTTTAACGAGTGCTTCTTCTAATTCTGTTTGCTGATCATGACGAGTAGAGATTCTATCTTGCTTAAAATCAACTTGTAATTCTTGTTTACAAGTTGGACAGTTATCATTATCATGATAGAATCCAATTTCTTTTTCAATCTTCTTACGCTTATCATGGATCTGATATTCTAGATCATCAAGTTTCTTAAGTTTACTCGTCATCTTAGATTGATCAGCGATCTTTTCTCTTAGACCAGTATTTTGATTTTGTGTCTGTTTTTGAAGATCTACCCATTTATAATAGTCTTTCTGAGCGACTTCCATCTTTGCTTTGTATTCTGCAATCAGTTCATCGTTGTTTTGTTTAAGCTTTTCGATGTTCTGTTTATATAATTCAATCTTCTGTTCCGTAAGACGAATCTGCATATCAGTTCTAGTAATATCGTCTCTGTTCTGTTGCATCTTGCCTTTAAGCAGTACGTTCATGGTAGAGAAGATCTGAATGTCAAGCAAGTCTTCAATCACTTCACGACGATGTGCTGCAGGCAATTGCATAAATGGAGTAAACGAAGCTGATCCAAGAACTACGATCTGAGAAAAAGATTTATGATTCAGTTTAAGGATCTGCTTCTCAAACATCTCTTGATAATCTTTCATCTCAGCATTTTGATTGATCATCTTTCCGCTTTGATAAACTTCAAAGACGTTGGGTTTCATTCCACGTACGATCTTATACGAATGTTTGCCAATATCAAACATAAGTTCAACTATAAGATTTTTTCCATTAATAGAATTCATAAGCTGTGGCTTATTGATTTTTCGAAATGGTTTACCATATAGACCATAAGATAACGCATCTAGAATGGTGGACTTACCAGCGCCATTTTCGCCGACGATCAACGTTGTCTTTGATCGAGCAAGATCAATTTCAGTAAAGGAATTTCCTGTCGACAGAAAATTTTTCCAGCGCAGGGTCTTAAAAATAATCATACTAAATCTATATCCGTATTAAAAGCTACGCTTATTCTTACGTCATCACTATTATTTAATTGCACACTATGCTCTAACCACGAGGGAAAAATTATAAGTCTACCAACTTTTGGTTCATAGTTAATAGTAGAATGCGTGGCATACGTGCTCGTATTTGTAAACGAATTCCACCAAAAATTTGTGAATGATGATGGGTGTTCGAATACTATCTTACCACAGTTTTCAGATATTTGTACATAGTAGGCAGCAGAAAAAAACGAAGTAGGATGATTATGCCTTATGTTACTATTTCCTTTGCGATTCAAGTTTAACCAAAAATTACTCATGAATACTTGCATATTTGGCTTGATGCCGAGTTCTGTAGCCGCTTCACGTGCTTTGAGTTCTACAATTTGACCAAGTTTAAGTAGCTCTTCATTCTCGCAATCGTTTAAATGAAAATCATTACTCTGCCAACCACCATAATTTGAAAGGATTCTTCCTTCATTCTTTTTAGATAACTTAGTCGCATACTTGACAATCTTTTTGTTGTCAATTTCATCGAGATCAAAGAACCATATAGGAGTAGGAAACCAATATTCTACCATATTATTCCACCGCTAGAGCTTCATCATATAGCTCTTTTAATAGTTTAGATAAATCTTTGTGGTTTTCTTTGTTTGAAATCTGTGTTACAAACTTATTCAACATAGATAGTGTATCTTCTGCTTCTCCAACAATATCATCATCGATCTCAAGATTAAGATTAAGATGATCTTCTACTGACTGAAGATCTGATACTCCAGCTTTTTCAAGCTTCTCTATGAATAGATCGTATACATGAGGATTCGTCTTGTTTTTGACAATCACTTTTACAATACAGTTCTTGTACATAGAAAAGTCTTGATTCATCACATATTCGATAGTTTGATCAACATCATTATAAAAGATTTTATGGAATACTTTATTAGGATTTTCTATAAACGTAAGTTCACGTGTATGCGTATCGAAGATATGAAATCCTCGGAGATCATCATAATCTGACCAAGTCATCTCATAAGGCGCACCCAAATAGTGAATGTTTCCACGACTTGACTTATGATGAAAATGACCAGAGCAAACTACATCAAACTTATCAAATAATTTGGCGTCAAAACCGTGATCATTTGGCATGCCTTTATACATCTCAAATCCAGCAAGTTCAAGATGTCCAAATAATACTTGAGCATCTGTCTTCTCAATGGCATCCATACAATTTTGATAATTACCAGAACAAATCCAAGGCATGAATAGAATCTTACAACCATCAATACTAAATTCTGCAGGACCATGATAATAATTAAAGTGGGCATTATCACGATATAATACGTTCATCGAATTGATTTCGTTTGTATTCTTAAAATACGTGTCATGATTACCAATGATTGCGTGTAAGAACAATTTATTCTTATAGATTGGCTCAATGAAATCTTCATCGAGACGTTTAGCTGTAACGAAATTGATATATTTACGACGATCTACAATATCACCCAAATGAATGATATAATTTATGCCGTGCTCTTCTAGATATGGAAAGAATACTTCTTTATAGAACTTTGAAATATGTTCAGCAAATACTGGACTGTCATTACGACAACCCCAATGAGTGTCAGTAATCAGTGCAATCTGTGTCATAGATCGTCTTCTCCTAGAATCTCTTCTTTGAGTTCATTGATATCTTCCTCGATAAACTGTTCAATGCCAATCTTTTCTTTATCCTTTTTCTTCTTGATAATGGTTTCTTCATATGATTTTACAAACTCATTCATATGTTCATTCTCAAAATAAGTCTGCTCTGTACGTTCATTCCATTCACTCTGTTCAATATGTTCATTATGAATCATTGAGTTCTGAATTAATTTGTGTTTCGTATACAGATGTCGCTTCTCTTTGGTTATACGACGAACAAATGCAAAGTAGATGATTTGTGTAATATAAGCAAATGGATTACTTGATTTTGCTGGATCAAAGTTGTCAATATACATCAAACAATTTTCGATGCCATCGCCGATCATCTCTTCTTTAAATGGATAGTTCATAAAATTAGGACGATTACAGAGTTTTTTAGCAATTAAAAGAATACACTCACCTACGTAATCAGAAATCCTAGGCTTCTGTGTTCCTTCAGCTTTGGCTTTTTTTACAAGTCCATGATGTATAGTTAACTCTTCGAGTAACTTTTTATTGTCTACGTAGTGAGCATTTCTTAGTTGCATTAGTGGACCTTTGTGGTTTTCTTTGCCTTAACATTTTTAAAGTCTTTAGTTTCTTTCATTTCATCCAATTGTTTTTCGAGCATAGTATCAAATGCAGGATTAGATAGTGCAGTATCAATAAACGTAGATGCAAGATCTACTTCTTGTATTGTGATTTTATCTAGGACTTCATCATGATACTTCATGAGTGTTTTATAGTACTTAGCGAGTTCTAAACGAGGAGCATATGTTGCAACGATATGAGCTCGACGAACCTTCATGATAGGTGATTTGGCAAGAAGATTATATCTACGTAAAAAGATCATTGTAGTACCATCAGGATTTGGTATAGAAATAATGATCATTGGATGACCGATCTCAATTAACTGATCAGTGACTTTGCTTTCATCTACCATACAAATAACGTCTTGACCAGTAGTCAACTTTAATACTGTAAAGTTATTCATTTCAATTTTACCGTGTAAATTTTATTCTCAAACTTTTCTTCATTGTAGATTTTCATACGCTCGATGAAGTGCATCAATGTATGGTTCTTCTTTGAATTCATGGACATATCATCTGCTATGTCAAACAATGTACACTCTTCTTTGTTTTCTCCAAGTCTTAGGCCACGACCAATAGACTGAAGGTTGCGTATCCTTGACTTCGAGGGGGAGGCGAAGATGATGTTATGAAGATTACGAATGTTGATGCCTGTGCTGAACGTACCATAAGATGCTATAATCACTGCGTTCTGGTCCATCTCAACCAACCTTCTGATGTTCTCACGATCTTCGCCTTCCACCCCTCCATGAACGAAATACACTGGACGACCTTCTTGGATTTCCTTTTGCATGTCGTTGTATAGTATTCTACCATGTTTCTCAATATATTGAAACAGTAAAAGCGTATTTCCTTTCAAAGATAGGATTAAATTTCGAATAAACTTGTTCCTCTGTTCACATGAAACGATATAATCCATCTCGTCTTGGTACTTCTTCTTTAAAATATCCTTGCACACAGGATCTGGATGTCTTAGAACGATACACTTGATCTTGAAAGCAGACAAGTGCTTCTGATCTATAAGTTCTTTTGTAGTGGTGACCTTCTTGACCGGTCCAAACAGACCTTCGAGCACCAACTTATGAGTCTGGGCACCATCAAGAGTACCTGTAAATCCAAATCTGTATTGGCAATCTACCAATTTCTCCATGATAGAAGTCAACGACTTGGCTTTAAAGAGATGTGCTTCGTCGCCGATGACTACGTCAAACCTATCAAACCAAGATTTAGGCATCTTGTAGATAGACTGCCATGTAGTGATGGTTATTGGTTTGTCTACGTCCTTTTCTTCTCCTGAATAGATCCTATGACAATGCTTTTCAGAGTCATATCCATAAGATTGGAAGTCAGTATACATCTGATGGACAAGAGAAGTAGTAGGAACGATAAGAAGAGTACGAGCACTAAACCATCTGCTGATCAGATAGATGATGAATGATTTACCAGATGCAGTGGGAGACAAGAGGACAGCTCGACGATTGCGAACTGCATAAACAAATGCGTCTACTTGATAGTCTCTTGGTTGAAATGGGAGAGCAAGAGATGAGATGAAGTCTTGTGCTTCTTTGAGAGAGAACTCATCAGCACTGAAGTCGGTTAGGTACTCTATTTGATATTCACGTTCTTCACAGAACTTCTCGAGATACCCGTTTAGTCCTCCATATAACACTTGGCCACGCACATTAAATATGTGCACATCTCCATTCCACATACCAGACCTATAATGAGGCATAAACTGGTAACCAGGAACTTTGAAAGTGAAAAACGAATCGATCTCCTTGGCCAACCAAGGTTCACAATGGATTCTGTTGTATACTTCATTTAGTTTCTCTACGCGTACTACATCCATCATACACCATTCATAAATTTAGCCCAATCAATCGCATTCTTTATCTGGTAATTACGGTTATTCAAAGCTTTGATGATGTTCTCAAGCAGATTGATCTTTTCTTTCTGGTACTCGATCTTAAGCTGAGAGT